TTCGGGGCGGCGCCGGTGTTCCCCTACTCGCGGGGCTACGGCTGGGGGCCGTCCGGGCTCCTCGGGGTCCTGCTCATCATCGCCATCGTGCTGCTCGTTCTGGGGCGCATTTGAGGAGTTCCATGCATGCCGGTTTCGGGTAACAGCACGCTTGGGTACGTCGTGGGCACGGGCAGCTTCACCGCGTCGGGTGCCGGCACGACCGTCCCGCTGGCGCGGCCTGGCTACTTCAACATCTCGCTGCAGGGCACCTTCGTCGCTACGGTGGTGCTGCAGCGCAGCTTTGACGGCTCCACCTGGGAGACGATCACCTATAGCGATGGCTCGTCGCTCTCCTGGTCGGCGCCGTTCAGCAGCATCTGGAGCGAGCCGGGAGACGGCGTGTCGTATCGCTTCAACTGCACCGCCTACACCTCCGGCACGGTGAACTGGAGGATCTCGCAGTGACCATTCCTTTCCCTCCGCGCAAGGCGGCGCTGGTCACTGAGTACGTCGCGAACGGCACGCACACGGTCAATGCCTCGACCAAGGCCGTGCAGATCCGCCTCGGCGGCGCGGGTGGTGGCGGCGGTGGTGGCGCGCGCGGCGCGGCTGGCACGGCCACCTCCGGCGGGTCGGGCGGCGGTGGCGGCACGGTGGTCGAGCGGCTGTTCTCGGCCGCCGAGATTACGGGCGCGCTGACCATAGCCATCGGCGCGGCCGGCACGGCCGGGGCCGGGGCCACGGTGGCGAGCACCGCAGGCGGCAATGGCGGCGCGGGTGGCGCGTCTACCGTGACCATGGGCAGCACCATCCTGCGCGCGCAGGGCGGCGGCGGCGGTGCTGGCGGCCAGGTCTCCGGCAATAGCGGTGGCGGCGGCGGTGCTGGCTTCAACACGGGCGGCGGCTCCACGAGCAGCGCGACGGCGGGCACGGCTGGCTCCGGCGGCGGTGCGGCCGGCGGGTCTGGGGCGCAGGCCTCGGCGCTGTCCAACTACGGGCCCGGCGCGGGCGGTGCAGGCGGCGCGAATGGCGCGGCCGGCCCCGCTGCGCAGTTCGGCATCATCGGCGGTCCTGGTGGCGCGGCTGGTGGCGGCACGAGCACGGGCAGTGCCGCCTTCGCGGGCGGCGCGGGTGCCGTGCCCATCGTGTCCGGCAGCACGTCGGCCTCTGGCGGCGCGGCAACCGGCGCGGCCGGCGGTGCCGGTGCGGCCAGCTTCCCCGGCATGGCCGGCGCATCCGGCGGCGGTGGCGGCGGCAATGTCGGCGGCAATGGTGGTGCTGGTGGCACCTCCGGGCGCTCGGCCGGCGGCTCGGGCGGTGGCTCGGCTGAAGGTGGCAATGGCGGCGCTGGTGCGACCGGCGGCGCGGCATGGTGCCAGGTGATCGAGTTCTTCTGACGCGTACCCCGCCGCCGGGGGCAATCGGGCGTGTAGGCCGCCGCCGGGCCGCAACCGGGCGTGTGAGGACAATATGAGCGAAAACCTGACGCCCCCCGAGTTGGCGGGGCTGCGCGCTATCGTGCGCGGTGAGAAAACCTGGCCGTCCGCTCCGGACGATCTGCTGAAGCGGGTTCTGAAGGACCACCTCGAGGCGGGCCGCTGGGTCCAGGTGGCCCTCGTGGCTCTGATGCTGTGGGAGCGCCAGGCATGAGCGACCTGGACAGCTTCCTGAGCCGCGGCAGCGACGCTGAGCCCGAGCCCGAAGAGAAAGAGCCCGTAGAGCAGGCGCCGGAGCAGCCGGAGCCGGAAGAGAAGCCGGAGCCGGAGAAGCCCGACGCCGAGGACGATGCCGACCTCACTCTGCAGGAAGGCGATGCGGCCGTGCCGCGCCGCGCGTATGAGGACGAGCGGCGCAAGCGGCAGGACCACAAGGAGCGGGCCGCGCGCCTCGAGGGCGAGCTGGCCGAGCTCCGGCGGCAGTTTGAAGAGACGCGCAAGGCGCAGCAGGCCGCACAGCAGCAGCCGGCGCCGCAGGAGCCGCCGCCGTACATCCCGAACCCGGTGCAGGACCCGCAGGGCTTCATCGCCTGGCAGCAGGCCGAGCAGACGCGGGCCGTGATCGGTGCCCGGCTCGATATGAGCGAGATGCTCGTGCGCAAGGAGTACGGCGACGAGGCCGTGAAGACCGCGCAGGACGAGTTCCGGGCCGCCATGGCCCAAAACCCGGCGCTGCAGCAGCAACTCTACGCGCATCCGCACCCGTATGAGTTCGTGATGCAGCACACCAAGGCCTTGCGGCTGCAGCGCGAGATCGGCACCGACCCGGATGCTTACGAGAAGGCGGTCGAGGCTCGTATCCGCGAGCGCGTGCTGGCCGAGATGGGCGGGCAGGCTGCTCCGGCCGCGCCGGTGATCCCGAACCGCCCGAGCATCGCTGGTGCGCGCTCCGCCGCGCCGCGGTCCGCGCCGACCTACACCGGCGACACGCCGCTGAGCGACATCCTCGGCAAGCGCTGAACCAGATTGGCGCGGGGCTTCGGCCCCGTGCCCAATACCCGCCGCCGGGGCACGGGCGTGTACGTGGGGCACCAGCGTATTGGTGCCAAGGCTGCCGCCGAGCCTTGATCGGGCGCTGACGCTCTTCCCCACAACCCGACGATAGGAGTTCTATCCCGTGGCGGATATGAACATCACTGCTGCACGCGCCAATCTCACTCCCAAGATCTGGGACGATAAGTTCTTCACCGAATACGTCCGCAAGTCGCGCTTCGCCAAGTACATGGGCGAGAGCATGACCTCGCTCATTCAGGTGAACGAGGAACTCGGCCGCAAGCCCGGCGACACCATCATCCTGCCGGCGGTTCGCCGCCTGGTCGGCGCCGGCGTCACCGGCAACCAGATCCTGGAAGGAAATGAGGAGCTCCTCAACGCTCGCTCGCTGTCGCTCTCGGTTGGCGTCATCCGGCACGCTGTCGCGGTCTCCGACTGGGACGAGCAGAAGTCGGCCATCGCGCTGCGTGACGCGGCTCGCGACGCGCTGCAGGTCTGGTCGCTCGAGAAGATGCGCGACGACCTGATCCTGTCGCTCGGCGCGATGACCGCCAACGCCTCGGTGCAGGTGCCTTACGCCTCCGCCTCGGCCGGCCAGCGCAACACCTGGCTCGTCAACAACAGCGACCGCGTGCTGGTCGGCGCGGCCAAGTCCAACGCCGTCTCCGGCGTCATGGCGACGGCTCTGGCGCTGGTGGACAACACTCTCGCCGGCGGCAAGATGAGCGCGGCGAAGATCAGCCTCGCCAAGCGCATCGCCCGCAATGCCAACCCGCGCATCCGCCCGATCACCGTGAAGGGCGACGAGGAGTGGTTCGTGCTCTTCGTCAACAGCTATCAGATGCGCGATCTGATGTCTGACCCGACGATCCAGAACACGCTGCAGTATGCGGCCGAGCGCGGCGCCGACAACCCGCTCTTCACCGGCGGCGATCTGGTCTACCAGGGCGTGATCGTGCACGAGATCCCGGAGCTTCCGGTGATCGCGGGCGCCGGTGCCTCCGGCATCGACGTGGGCGCGGCCTTCCTGTGCGGCGCGCAGGCGCTCGGCGTGGTGTGGGCGCAGCGGTCCAAGACCACGACCAACACGCGCGACTACGGGTTCATGCACGGCGTCGGCGTGCAGGAGATGCGCGGCATCGGCAAGCTGCGCTGGGGCACTGATGCCACGGTCGAAGATACCGCGCCGAAGGACGCGGGCATTGTGACGATGTTCACGAGCTCGGTTGCCGACAGCTAACTCGGCAGCGCGTTAAGTGTGGAGGCGCGTCATCCCGGCGCGCCTCCCATTACGGGAGAATGAGATCATGAGCGACGATCCGAACACGGACGAGCAGAAGCAGCAGGAGCAGGGCGAGCAGCAGCCGCCCCCGCCCCCAGATGCGACGCCGCAGAATGCGCCTCCAGATGGTGGCCAGGCGGCGCCCGATGGCGTGCAGAGCGACGCCGAGGGCAACGTGACGGTGCCGGGGCCGAAGCCGATCTCACGCGGGGCGCAGGTGCGGCTCACCGGCGAGGCGCGCGACGCGGCCCGCGGCGGCGTGTCCTCCACCATGGAGGGCAACGTCATCGCCAAGCAGGCGCTCGAGGCCGATGGGCTGGTGGCTGACGGCTACACGCCGGACGGCACCACGCGCACGGGCAAGCCTCCGGCCGACACGGTGGTGACGGAAGAGGGCGAGCCGATCGGCGAGGTGCCGGCGACCGGCGAGAGCCGGGTCAAGACCGAGCCCGACGTGCTCGAGACCGAGGCCGAGAAGCCGCAGCAGCCGAAGGAGTAGACAATGGGCGACCTGCCGCAGAATGCCTTGCTCGACTTCTCTGCGGCAGGTTCCTTGCCGCTACAGAAGCCCAATGCGCTGATGCCGATGAAGGCGCCGGCGGATTTTGAGGCCGCCATGCCGCGCCAGTGGGAAACCAAGCTGGGGCCGCAGCAGATGCCGGGCTTCCAGGCTTACGTGGCGAACCTGGCGCGGCTGCAGGGGCGGCCGGTCGAGAGCGTGATGCGCGACACGGCCGACTACGATCTGCAGGGGGCCTACCTCTCCGGCTTCAAGCCGGACGAGCGCGGGCACCTCGGCGACCGCTACAAGAAGCCGAACCATCCGACCTTCTCGGACCAGAGCCAGTATCACGGCGTCGGCGGCAACATGGGCGGGCGCTGGGCTTACGAGAACGGGCGCGACGTGTTCTATGCCGGCCCCACCAACGTGGCGAACATGGGCGGGCCGCAGGGCCTGCAAGGCTACTTCCAGAAGTACGAACCCGGCGTGCAGCTGGTGCTGCCGCCCCTGCCGCCGAGGTAACGCATGGCCGTCACCGTAACCCAGCTTGCCGCCCGTGCCCTCCGCCGTCTCGGGGTGGCTGCGGTGGCGGCCTCCGACCGTCCGGCCAATACCGCGATCGGCACCCTCACTGACGTGGCGGCCCGGGCGCTGCAGTCGCTCGGCCTGCCGGTGCCTCCCTCCGAGTGGCCGACGCTCACCGCGGTGCTGGTGCCGGCAAATATCGCTCTCGACGCGCTGCTGCGGCTCGCGGCGATCCCGGCCGACCAGACGCCGAGCGCGGCCGATCAGACGCTTGCCGAGGGCACGGTCTCAATCGTGCACGACAATCTGGTGCGGCAGGGGCTGGTGAGCTGGGACGTGTCGGCGATCCCGCGCGGGCTGGCCGAAGAGTATTCCATCCTCGTGGCGCTGCGCATCGCGGCGCATTTCGGCAAGACGCCCGACCCGTCGCAGGTGCCGGTGCAAGAGGAGCGCATCCGGCGCTTCTCGGCCGTCGCCTGGGCCAACGGGCTTGCCTTGGAGCAGGCCGAGGCGGCGCACGCGCAGCTGGTGGCGATCGGCGCGGCATCCTGGGACAAGGACCACATCCCGGTCGCGGTGGCGGATCAGTATATCGAGCTCGTGCGCATGGCCGTGGCGCCGCTGCTCCGGGTCGAGATCCCCAATGCCGACCGGCAGGCGTTGCAGGAGCAGGTGCGGCGGGTCTCGCTGGTGCTCGGCTCGCAGACGCTGGCCGAGGATGCCGTGATGGCGACGCACGCCAACCTGGCGGCGCAGGGCAAGGCGCGGTGGTCGATCTTCGACATCCCCGACTTCGCCGAGGCGATTTACGAGGTGCTCGCGGCCAATCGCCTGGCGCCGGCCTTCGGGGTGCCCATCGACCAGATCAGCGGCGCGGCGGCCATGGCCGACCTCAACCGGCTGGTGGCGCTCGGGGCGAGCAGTGAGCCGGTGCGGGCGGAGTATTTTTGATGCGGGTTGAGAAGATCGGGCTTGCGACGCTCTACCTCGGCGACTGCCGGGAGGTGCTGCCGCAGATTGATGCCGTCGATGCGCTCGTGACCGATCCGCCGTATGGGGTGGCGCTGTCGGGCAAGGCGGCTCACTACCGCAGCGGGGTTCGGCGCCGCGCGGGCGGGTATGCCAGCTATGAGGACACGCCGGAAAACTTCGACGCGGTGGTACTGCCGGCGCTTAACGCTTCGCTCGGAAAGGCGAAATGCGGCGCCGTATTCATGGGCGATAAGTCAATCTGGAAGCTGCCGCCCGGTAATCTCGGTGGCATCTACCTGCCGGCCGGGGCCGGTATGGGCTCTTGGGGCTTCCAAAACTTCATGCATGTTGTGTTCTATGGCGCGTGCCCATACCTCGCTGCGGGCAAGGGGCAACGGCCCAATGGGCGCTATGGGCTCTGGGGCAACGACGCGAACGAGGTGGCGCATCCCTGCGCCAAGCCGCTCGCCGCGATGGAATGGGCGGTCGATCGGGTCTCGTTTGAGGGGCATTCGATCCTCGACCCGTTCATGGGCTCCGGCACGGCCGGCGTCGCTGCGGTGAAGATGGGGCGCCGCTTCATTGGCGCAGAAATCGAACCCGCATATTTCGATGTGGCATGCCGGCGTGTCGAGGATGCGCAGCGGCAAGGGGATATGTTCCGGGAGATCGCCGCATGATCTACACCCTGACGCTCCCCCTCGCGCGGCGCTCGCCGCTGGTAATCCCGCACCGCGATCTCGTGCTGAACGCGGCCGAGAGCGTGCTGCTGCAGGTCACGCTGGTGGCCGAGGACAAGCCCACGGCGGCGGCGGTGGACCTCTCCGGCGTCGGGCTGCGGCTGCTGTGGCGGATCTGGCGCGAGGCGCAGGTGTGCGACTACGGCATCACGCCGTTTGGCACCGCGCAGATCTACGCCACCGAGGCCACCTTTCCGAATGCGGTGGCGGGCCGGGCGGATCTCACCATCCCCGCCGGCGCGCTGCCGGTCGGTTCCGCCTGGCACGCGCTGACGCTGGACTATAGCGGCGCGAGCACCTCCGTCGCCTGTGGCACGCTGCAGGTGCAGCCCGGGCCGCTGGTGGGCGAGGTGCTGAGCATCCTCACCGACGACAATGGCAACGTGATCGAGGTCTGAGCATGGTCAAGCTGGTTGATTTGCCGGTCCTCGGGACGCTGGCCGGGACGACGCGGTTCTTTGGTGCCAATGCCGGCAGCGGCGCGGTGACGCTGGACATGATGCGCGACTACCTGGCGCCCATGGTCAGCGTGAAGCTGTACGGCGCCAAGGGCGACGGCGTGACCGACGACTATGCGGCGATCCAGGCGGCGCTCAATACCGGCAAGAGCGTGTTCTTCCCGCCGGGGCACTACATCTGCGGCACCGACCAAACGCTGGTGTTCTCGGCCGAGGGCCAGGGCATGTACGGCTCGGGCCGGCGCGGATCGGTGGCGCCGTTCAGCGGCACCACGCTGCGTTTCAACGGCACCAGCACGCTCAACTGCATCGAGGTTGGCACCCCCAGCACCCTGGCGCGCGTCAACCGGATCTCGGATATGGAGATCCGTGCGCCGAACCGGCTCGGCGGATACCTGATCTGGGCCAGGAACAGCTACCGGCTCAAGCTCGACAACCTGTACCTGACCTATGGTTTTAACGGCTACGGGTCCGCGGACGCGCTGGGCACCTGCCTCTCTGACGTGCTGATCCTCGACGTGCGCGGGGATTATGGCGTCGCCGCCTTCAATCTCACCGGCACCGGCGCGGGTGACGCCTCCGACATCCTCGAGCTGTTGCACGTCACCGTGGCGCCGCATGCCACGATCCGCGACGGCGCGGGCGGCGTTGCCTGCACCGGGCTACTGCTCGACAACACCGGCTCGGTGCTGATGCACGGCTTCAAGGCGCTGTCCGGCTGCGGCTGGGGGCTGCGGGCGGTGCGGACCGGCACGCCGACCTCCGGCGGCGGCTTCATCAACGCGCACCTGTTCGCGGTGGAGTTCCCCACGGTGGGCGGTGTGGACCTGCAGGCGGGGCACCGCTGGAACTTCGTGCATCCCTACATCTTCGGCTGCGCCGGCACGGCAAACCCGGGGCTTCGGGTGGGGCCGAACGTCACCAACGTGGTGATCACCGGCGGCGACATCGCGGCCAACAAGGGCGGCGGCGTGGTGATTGAGGGCACCGGCGTGTCGCTGCAGGGCACCTGCGTGGCGCTCAACGGCACCTCGGGCGACCATGACGGCATTACCATCGCCTCGACCGCGCAGAACGTGCGGCTCACGGGTTGCCAGATCGGCGAGCGGTCCAACGCCACAGGCGGCCAGGCTTACGGCGTGAAGATCGACGCGGCGGCGCAGTATGTCGGCATCGCCAACTGCGACTTCCAGGGCAACGCCACAGGCGCGATCAGCGACACGGCCGGCGTCGCGTCGCTGGCCGGCAACTTCGGCGTCGGGACGCTGCGCGAGGTGCAGGCGCCGGGCCTGAACCTCCTGGACCTCGGCAACCAGGGGCAGACGCAGCTCCGCGTCGGCAACTCGTCTACCACTACAGTGGCGAACAACCTTCGGGTGGCCGGTGGCGCAGCAGGCGCAGCGCCGCAGATTATCGCCGAGGGCGAGACCAACGTGGACATACGGCTGACCCCCGCGGGCACGGGCCTGGTGCAGCTCACCAGCAGCACCGCGGCGACGACGCCGGGCAGCTTCACGGCGGATCGCTACATCGCGGTGAAGGATACCAGCGGCACGATCCGGTACATTCCGTGCCGGTCCACTCCTTGGTGAAGGGGCGCGCATGGCGCAGTCACAACTGATCCCGTTCGCGCGCCATTCCTACACGCTGGACAGCCTTCCGGCCTCGGCGCAGCGGTTGGTGAACCTCTATGTCGAGGCGGCCCCGCCCGATGCGGTGACGCAGGCGGTGGTGCGGCCGGTGCCGGGTCTGACGTTCGTGGAGAGCGTCGGGGCCGGGCCGATCCGCGGCCTCAACAGCACCGTCCCGGGGCTGATCTACATCGTCTCCGGCGTCAATGCCTACCGCCAGGTGTCCGACCTGAGTGCGCCGCCGGTGTTCATCGGCAATGTCGGCGGCAGCGGGCCTGTCACCATCGCGGTCTCGGCGACGCAGGTGTGCATCTGCGCCAATCCGAGCGTGTACGTGGCCGAGCACAGCGGCGGCCTGCGGCTCGTCACCAACGTGACGGCCGGCCGCGTGGTGAGCCTGGACGGCTACTTCATCTTCACCGACCCGGGCGCGGCCGGCACCTTCCGGACCTCGCGGCTGCTCAACGCCGAGACGGTGGACCCGCTCGACGTGGCCACGTTGAGCACCGCGCCGAACATCATCCATGGTGTTGCCGTGGTGTCCGGGCAGGTGGTGTTCATCGGGCCGCTGGCGATCGAAGCTTGGTACGACAGCGGCGATGCGGCCTTTCCGTTCGCGCGGGTGCAGAGCGGCGTGGTCACGCCGGGCTGCATCGCCTCCTGGGGCTACACGGTGGCCGATGGCAGCCTCTGGTGGCTCGGCACCGATGGCTCGATCTACCGCAGCCGGGGCTACAACGCGCAGCGGGTGAGCACGCACGCGATCGAGCGCATCATCCTGACGCAGCCCAATCTGCGCGGCAGCTTGGCGTTTAGCTACGTGAGCCAGGGCCACACCTTCGTGGCCTTCCAGTTCTATGCGGTGGGGTTGTCCCAAACGATCGTGTACGACTGCTCGACCGGCCTCTGGCACGAGCGGACGAGCGCGGTCGGCGGGCCGTGGCGCGTTGAGCAGACCTGCCAGAGCCAGTACGACGGCTCGTGGTTCGCCGGGGACGCCGACAACGGCAACATCTACCGGCTGAACAGCAAGGGCGGGACTGACAACGGTGTGGCCTTGCCGCGCAGCGCCACCCTGCCGCCGCTCGCCGCGCATGGGCCGCGACAGTTCATGACCCGCCTCGAGATCGAGATGGAGACCGGCCCGGGCGGCCCGGGCAGCATCTCGCTCGACTGGAGCGACGACGGTGGCCGGACCTTCGGCACGCCGCGCACCATCCCGACCGATGGCGCGTCGGGCTACCACACGCGGGTGACGACGACACGGCTCGGCAGCTTCCGGCACCGCACGCTGCGGGTCTCCTGCACTGGCGATGCCACCTTTTTTGGCGCGGTTGCCGACCTCGAGCCGGGGAACAGCTGATGGCCCGCATCGACCCGCCGAACAACGAGCAGATCTCGCGCACCTCGCCGGATGGCCGGCAGGTGCCGAGCCAGGCCTGGGCACTGTTCCACCAGCAGATGGCGCAGCAACTCAGCAACGCGCTCGCACGCATCGCGGCGCTGGAAGCGAGCATCGGCCAGCCGCGCGTGGACGGCTCCGGCAACCAGATATTTGATTTCGCACCAGGTACGTATATTGCTCGCGACAATACAACCGGCGCGGTAAGTATCGTTGTGAACAGCGTGGTGCGCGAGACATGGGGACCGTGACCGGACCGGCGACGGTTGATGACGTCAAGCATGTGATTGACGCCTTGTCCGATGAGGACAGGGCCGAGCTCGAGGCGCTGACCGGCGGGCGTGGCCTTGAGGTCATGGCCGACGTGGTGCGGCAGTCCGTATACACCTTCATCGGCCGGGTAGACGGGCATCCGGCGTTCATGGGCGGCGCGCTGCCGGGCGGCGTGGCCTGGATGCTCGGCACGCCGGAGATTGCCCGGGCGAAGAAGTTCTATCTGCGCGCCACGCGGGCCCATACCGAGGCCATGCAGGCGCTGTTCCCCACCCTGACCACCACGGTCGACGCGCGGTATGTCCGCAGCCTGCGCTGGCTCGAATGGCTCGGTTTCGAGCTCGGCGAGCCGCAGGCGATGGGCCTCCGCACGTTCCACCAGGCGAGGAGATCGCGGCCATGAGGCATATCCCCGGCGCACCTGACGCGCCTTTCGCGCTGTTTTCCGCTGTCGCGCACGACCCGATCTCGGCAGTTAAAGGGGCGTTCGGCGCGGTCAGCGGCGTGGCGCAGGCGGGCGCAAGCGCCGCCGCCTCGAGAGAGCAGGCGAACGCGATCAAGGATGCCGCCAACACTGCGGCCAACGCGCAGCGCTACGCGACCGATGCTACGATTGGCTACCAAAACGCGGCGCGCGAGCAGACGAACAGCCTGCTCGAGCCGTACCGCAACGCCGGCGCCACGGCGCTGACGCAGGTGCAGGGTCTCTCTGGCGCCTCGCCGGAGGAATACCAGGGCGCGGTGAACCGCTACCAGACCTCGCCCGAATACGATCTGCTGCACAACAAGGCGCTGGAAAACTTCCAGGCCAGCCCGGGCTACCAGTTCGCGCAGAACGAGGCGCAGCGGGCGGTCGAGAACAGCATGGCGGCGCGTGGCATGCTGCAGTCCGGAGCGACGCTCAAGGCGCTGCAAGAGCGCTCCATGGGCCTCGCCAACCAGGAGTTCGGCAACTACTACAACCGCGAGGCGCAGCAGTTCGGCAACTACTACAACCGCCTCGCCGGCCTGGCGCAGATGGGCCAGAACAGCGCCGTGCAGACCGGCACCAGCGGCATGCAGGCGGCGGGCAATATCGGCACCGCGATGATGGCCAGCGGCTTGGGGCAGGCGCAGACGGCGACGAGCCTCGGCACCGCGCAGGCCAACATCTATGGCAACATGGCCTCCGGCATCGGCAACGCCTTCGGCAACGCGGCGAACAACTATGCCTATCAGCAGGGCGTGCAGCAGCAGAACGCGCTGGCACCGCCGGTGGCCGGGCTAGACAACAAGATCCAGTTTATCAGCTCCGCCACGCCGGGCTCGCAGCCGGGCTCGGCTACGTTCGCGGGTTAAGGGGGCACCATGGCAACCTTTGGCAGCATCGAGAGCCCGGCCCCCAACGTCCTGTTCAACCCGATGGCGGTGGACCAGGCGCTGCAGACGCGGCAGAAAAACGCGCTCATGATTGACAATGCGCGCGAGGATCAGGCTTTCCAGCGCCAGACCCAGCAAGTCACGATGGCCACGGCCGAGCGGGACTATCTCGCGCGCGAGGCGCAGGCGCTGCTGGAGGTGCCGGACGAGCAACTGCCGGCCGCTTACGCGGAGCGGCTGCAGCGGGCGCAGGCGCTCGGCTTCGGCCGGAATGCGCTGCCGCCGGAGCAGATCACCAAGCAGCACCTCAAGGCGTTCGTGGCGGCCGGCATGACGCCGGCGCAGCTGCAGGAGTTGCAGGAGAAGCGCGAGGGGCGCGAGATGTTCTCCCGCTATCTCGGCGGCGGCGCGCCGGCGGTGGCGGCTCCGGCCGCTCCTGGCGCGGCGCCGGGCGGCCCGCTGAACCCGCAGACCTTCGCCTTGCAGCGCGGGCAGGAAAGCAGCGGCGGCAACCCGAACGCGAGCAACCCGCTGTCCTCGGCGACCGGCCCGGATCAGTTCATTGACGGCACCTGGCTGCAGTACGCCGCGGCGAACCCGGATCGCTTCCGGGGGCTGAACCGCGAGCAGATCCTGGCGCGCCGCACCGATCCGGCGGAGAGCGCGCAGGCGACGCAATGGCTGGCCGGAGAGAACGCAAAGCAGCTACAGGCCGCGGGCATGCCGGCGGGCCAAAGCGAGCTCGCGCTGGCGCATCGCTTTGGGGCCATGGGCGCGGCCCGCGTGATGCGCGCCGACCCGAACGCGCCGATTGATGCAGTGGTCGGCCCGGGCGTGATGGAAGCAAACCCGGACCTCGCGGGGAAAACCGCCGGGCAGGTGCTCGGGCAGTACCGCCAGCGCTATGCCGGAGGTGGGGCCGCACCGCAGCCGACGCCGGCCGGCGGCGTGGCGACGCGTACCGGCGGCACCGACGTGGCCGGGCCGGGCGTGCCGGCGGCCGATCCGAGCGAGCTGACGCAGCAGCAGCGTGTCGAGGCGGCGATGATCGGGCAGCGCGATCCGAAGGCGGCCATTGCCTACATCGCGCAGGCGCGGCAGCAGAACGTGGCCAATGCTCGGGCGGATGCGGCGGCGGCGCGGGCCGAGGCGGCGGCAAACCGGCAGGCGACGGCGGCCGAGCGGCAGGCCGCGGCGGTACAGCAGCAACTGGCCACAAGTGACTGGATACCGGACCCGAACAACCCGGGCGCGGTGACGTTCCGGCCCGGCGGTCCGCAGGACCCGGCGGTGATCGCCCGGAATGCGCAGGCGCGCGGCGAGAACAAGGCGGGCAAGCTGTCCCCGGCGGAAATCGAGATCAAGCAGGAGACCGAGGACCGGCTGGCCGGGCTGCAGTCGGCCGCCGCCGCGCTGAAGGCAGCAAAGGATCTGTCGCCGAACGCTTATGCGGGGTATGGCGCCGAGACGCGCGGCGCGCTTGCCGGGCAGACGGGTTACGACAGCGCCACGGCCAAGGCTACCCGCGAGTTCAGCAGCATCATGACCGAACAGGTTGTGGGGCAGTTGAAAACGATCTTCGGCGGCAATCCGACCGAGGGTGAGCGCAAGATCCTGATGGACATGAGCGCTTCGGCCAGCATGTCCCGGACTGAGCGGGAAGCCTTGATTGACCGGGCGCAGAAGGCGGTTGCGACCCGCATGGAAGCGGCGCAGCGCCGGCTGCAAGAGGTCAAGAGCGGCAACTATGGCCGGGTTGCCGATGGCCAGGAGCCGGCGGCCCCGGCCGGGGGCGGTGGCAAACCACGCCTGAAGTTCAACCCTGCGACCGGGGAGCTTGAGTGATGCCCGTTATCGAGCTTCCGGACGGCACCGAAGTAGAGTTTCCGGAGGGCACTCCTCCGGACACCATGAAAAAGGCGGTGCAGGCGCATTGGGCGAAGGTTTCCGCGCGCCCGGAGGGTACGGAAAAGCCGGACGAGCGCCCGCAGGTGGGCCTCCTGGAGGGCGCCAAGCGGGCGGTGCAGGGAGGCTACCTCGGTGGCCTCCGTGACGAGGCGCAGGCGGCGCTGGACGCAGGCGCGGATTGGGTGGTGCGGCAGTTCACCGGCAAAGAGGGCTCGCTTGGCGAGACTTACGACGAGAGCCTTGCCCGCGAGCGCGCCACGGATAAGCGCTTCGCCGAAGAGCACCCCGTCATCAACGTGGCCGGCAACGTGGTTGGCGGCGGCATCATGCCGGGGCAGATGGGCGCGGGCTTCATCCGTGGCGCGGGCACTGTGGCGAACATCGGCCGCGCTATCGTGGCCGGCGGCACCGGCGGCGCAGTGGCGGGCTTCGGCGAGGGCGAGGGCGGGCTTGGCCCGCGCAGCCAGAACGCGCTGCTTGGCGCGGGCCTCGGCGCGGCAACCGGCTTCGGCCTCAATGCTACGGTGCAAGCCGGGCGGCCGGTGGTGAACCGGCTGCTGAACGCCACGGGGCTGCGCGACCCGGAAGCCATGGCCGAGCGGCAGATCCTGCGCGGCCTGTCGCGGGACGGCCGGACGGTCGAGCAGGTTGAGGCGGCGCTTAATCCGAACGGTGCCGTGGGCCCGGCGGTGGCGGCGCGGCCGGACAACCTCGTGTTGCCGGACGTGGCCGGGCGGAACGTGGTCAACCTCACGGCGGTGGCGGCGAATACGCCGGGCACCGGCATGGCGCGGGCCGATGAGCTGGTGCAGGCCCGCTACGGCGCGGGGCCGGAGCGCATCGCCGGGGCGGTGGACAACGGCCTAGGTGGTGGCGGCGGAACGCGGGTGGCCGATGAGGTGGCGGCGCTGCAGGCGAAGCGTTCCACCGATGCGGCGCCGCTCTATGCGCAGGCCTTTGAGCATGAGGTGACGCCGGAGGCCTATGCCGACCTAGCGCGCTTCGTTCGTGATCCGATCGGCCAGGACGCCTTGAACCGCGGCCTGCGGGTGATCGAGCTGGAGCACCTTGCCCGCGGCGAGAAGTTCAACCCCGCGGACTATGGCGTGACCCGTAGCCGGCCGCCGGCCGATCCGTTGGCGTCGGACTACGCCGAGGCGTCAAGCGTGGTTCCCGGCTACACGCCGCCGGCCGCCCAAGCCACCCCGGCGCCGAACATCGCGGCGGAAGGCGGCGCCGGCAAGTGGGTGCCGGTGGAGGGTTCAACGCCGAACGTGCGCCTGATGGATGCGGTGAAGCGTGGTTACGACGAGATCGTGGAGGGCTTCCGCGATCCCACCTCGGGCCGGCTGAACCTCAACCAGTATGGTCGCGCGGTGAACGACGTGCGCGCCACCTACCGTGACCAGCTCGCCGGGACGGTGCCGGAGTACGGCGACGCGCTCAAGGCATGGTCCGGCCCGTCCGGCTCGCTCGACGCGCTGGGGCAGGGGCAGCAGGCACTGAAGCTGAACCGCGACGTGGTGCAGAGC